TAATACTTTCACACTCTCGACCACTTTGTGGAGTTAAAGAAGAGATATTTCTTATTGTCGGCCCTTGTAAATCAACATCTTCAAACCATGCATATACTGTTATTGTTACAGCTTGTTGAGCTATAACTAAATTTTGATTGGCATGTTTTAGATTGACTATAGCGTTGAATGCTAACTCACCTAATTTCCATTGTTCAGTATCATCTGTAAGGGAAAGATATGTCCATGGATAGTAAAATGGCAGTATCATCTCAGCTCCTTCAGATATAGTAGGATCTAAGAAGACTTTAGGTCTTTGAGAAATACTTACAAAGTCTGCATCCGCTGCATCAGGATTTAACACAATTTGAAGTCGATTTGCTAATGCTTGGAAAGGTAGATAAGTGACCATCATACGACCATAAAAGAACCCATTACCATTAACTACAATCTTAACATGGCACTTGGCTTTAAAAAGATTATAATTTGAAATTCTGTTTGCTATACGTTTGTTCGTTAATAATGACGTCCAGGGATCTAATACTTGATTAAAAGTTGAAGGTCCCCATTGCCAACTAGCGACTTTAACAGGTCTAGATAAGAAGTCTTTCAAATCTACTGGATCGTTAGAAATTCGATCCTCATTATCAGCACTACCGACTACAAGAGTTTGATCTTTATCTGCTTCAAGAAAACTCACGACTTGTTTAACAGAGGATTCAACCCCTGATTGTTGAACAAGTTGCACCCTATCCGGGGTGACTACCAGTTTAACGACCGACTGGCTTTGGTCTTTAGTTATATTAATATTAGTGTGTTGGGTCCATTCGGACCAATTTTGTATGCCAACATTAAATTCATGTACAAGCCTAAGCCACGGAGGTTGACATTTCCACCACTGCTCGGTAACCAATGCACATTCATTGTTTACCTCCTTCCATTTTTCTACTATCTCGCTATAAGAAATACTCAAGACATTACAGAATCGTAACAAATCATGTTTTGTAGCTATTATACGCAACTTTCGGCGTGACTCTTCATAAAATTGTCTTCCATGAAACTTAGCTTCAAACAGGAAATTATCTATACACTGTCCTGTCAAGAATTCAAGTGATACTGTGCGCGGAGGTACATGGCACATTAAACACTTAAACATACTTTTCTTAAGCAAGGGGGCCACTACTACCCCAAAATCTTTATTATATAACATCTTCCTTTTAAGAAACTCGACGTCATCTAATTTATAAAATTTACGACGCGATGTAGTGTTCTTTTTCTCCATATCAGTGCCTCGGATGCCCAAAGCATCCCAAGCTTTAAGTACTGCTGACACGGTAAAGAAATTCGCGTCGGGGTGAACGTTTGCAATAGAATCATCCCCATAGACTCTAAGAGTGACAAGCTCTACAAACGTTCTAGGTCCA